CGTATCAGGACGAATGCGAGCGTATCAACGACATGGCGCAGTCAATCCTGATGAAGTCAATCAAGGACGGCAACACGCAAGACGCAAAGTGGTGGCTATCACGCAAGCGCAAGCAGGAATTTGGCGACGCGGTAGAAGTCAACGGCGGCGGCGAAGTTATCTTGAAAGTCGTTTACGAGAGCAAGAAGAATGGCAGTTGAGTACACCGTCAGGTTGCCAGAGCCGCACGCCAAGCAAGAGGAGTTTATCAATAGCGTTGCAAAGCGCAAGATTATCCGGGCTGGCAGGCGTGGCGGAAAAACCGTTGGCATTTCTATCTATGCGGTCAAGCGGTTTATGGATGGGCGGCGGTTACTGTATGCGGCTCCAACCGCCGAACAGGTGGGGCGCTTCTGGACAACCGTAACCCGCGCACTTGCCGAGCCGATTGAGGCGGGCGTGTTTCGCAAGAATGAGACGGAGCATATTATTGAGTTACCGGGAACGGAGCAGCGCATAAGGGCTAAAACAGCCTGGAACGCTGATACCTTGCGCGGCGATTATGCGGACGATCTTATCTTTGACGAGTGGCAGTTGATTGACGAGGATGCCTGGGACGTGGTAGGAGCGCCAATGCTGCTGGATAACAATGGGGATGCGACATTTATTTATACGCCCCCATCGCTCCATTCTCGCAGCGTATCAAAGGCGCGTGATCCACAACACGCGGCGAAGATGTTTGAAATGGCAAAGCGCGACACAACCGGGCGGTGGGCGGCGTTTCACTTTACCAGCATGGATAACCCGTATATCAGCCAATCCGCGCTGGGTGAGATTACGAAAGATATGACGAACCTATCCTACCGCATGGAGATTTTAGCGGAGGACGTGAACGAAGCGCCGGGGTCATTGTGGAAGCGTGACACTATTGAGAAATCACGCCTTGTAAAAGCGCCCGATAACCTGGCGCGGGTAGTGGTCGCCGTTGATCCATCAGCGACAAGCGAAGGCGACGAAGCAGGGATTATCACGGCGGGCATTTTAGGCGACGACTATTACACAATCGCAGATGACAGCTTGCAGGGCAGCCCGGAGATGTGGGCGCAAGCGGCGATTACAGCGTATCACAGGGCGCACGCCGATTGCATAGTGGCAGAGAAAAACAACGGCGGGGAGATGGTCGCCAGCGTCATCAAGCAGGCGGTCATCAACGCCAGAGCAACAGACAAAACGGTTGGCAATATACCTGTAAAGTTGGTATGGGCATCACGCGGCAAAGCAACCCGCGCCGAACCTGTGTCATCCATAGCGGAGCAAGGGCGAGATCATCATGTAGGCAAGTTCCCTGCCTTAGAGGATGAATTATGTTTATGGATACCAGGAGATGATAGCCCGAACCGATTAGATGCGAAAGTATGGGCTTACACAGAGCTAATGAGCGGTGTAACAGTCGAGGTCGTAACAGACCCATTTGCGGGGTGGTAACAATTAGAGGTGAGCATGGCAAGCATATTTGAAAGATTACGCAACTGGTTTTTCTCGCCGCTATTCGATAGCGTACTCATGGAACGCCTGACACAAGCGGAGCGGTTTCGCGACTATCGCTCCGGCGTACAGCGTCGGCAGCTCAAGGTACGCGCCGGCCAGCACGACGACAACGTGGTGCTGAACTACACCGGGCTGGTGATTGACCGCAGCGTTTCGATGCTATTCGGCAGGGGCGTGGAATTTGATCTGCCCGGCGATGGCGAAACGCCGGAGGATGAGTACATCGAAGCGGTTTGGAAAGCGAACAAGAAAGAAATCACCTTGCAACGGATGGCGCTGCTCGGAGCGGAGCAGGGAACGTGCTATTTGAAGATACTGCCAGACGGCATTGTTGGCATGGACAATGTAGTGTATCCGCGCCTCGTGGTGGTTGACCCGGCGCTGGTGAAGATTGACACACGCCCGGATGATATTGAGGACGTTATCCGCTACACCATCGAATACCTGACAACGGGATTAGACGGGCGCGACGAAGCGCATCGCCAGGTGATCGAGCGCGATGATGGACAAGTGGAAGTGGATGGCACGGTCAACGGCGGCGGCGTGTGGTGGATACATGATTACATCAACAGCCGCGCCACCGGAAACCTGTGGCAGGAAGTCAATAAGCAGCAATGGGAATACTCATTTGCGCCGATGATCCATTGGCAGAACCTACCCAACCCGGTTGATGTTTACGGCGTACCAGACGTGACAACGGACGTGATCGAATTGCAAGACCGCGCCAACTTCGTCGCCTCGAATATCAGCAAGCTTATCCGCTTATATGCCCACCCGCAACGCTACGGGCGCAACCTGGGCGTAATCTCAAGCATCGCCCTGGGGCCGGATGAAATGCCGAATTACAACGGCGCAGATGCGGAGATCAGGCAACTCGAAGCCCTAGGCGATTTAGCATCGTCTCAGCAATTCCTGCTTACCCTGCGCCAGTCGTTGTTCGACATCACGCAGACGGTTGATATTTCGAGCATGACTGACAAGCTAGGAGCATTGACTAACTTCGGCCTGCGCGTGCTGTACGCCGATGCGCTGGCAAAATTGGAACAGAAGCGGAGATTATACGGGGATGCGCTGCTGGACATAAACCGCCGATTGCTTACCATCAACGGGATGAACCCAGACCCAGGTGCGATTGTATGGCCGGAAGTGCTGCCCGTGAACGAGGTGGAGAAGGTGCAATCCGATACTTTTCAGTTGGAGAATAAGCTGGTCAGTCGGCAGACGTTAGCGGGTGAGTATCATCGAGATTGGACAGTTGAAACTGAGAGAATGGACGAAGAACAACAGGCCGCCAACGCCAACAGTAACAACATCGGCAGCCTGCTACTGAGGAACTTCACGAGTGGACAATAATGCCTGACCTGCTGACCATCGTTGAGCAATTCCGCGCCGCAATGGAGCGCCAGGATGAAGCCGCACTCAAGCGGCTGATTGACGTTTACGGGCGCTCCTACAAGCGCCTAGACGTGCTGGCGCAATCCCTTGCCGAGCGGATAGCCGATAGCGCCCCTACCCAGGCGCAGGTTACCCGCATGATGCAGTACAAGGCATTACAAGAACAGATGATTGAAGAATTGACTGGTATCCAGGCAATCACGCGTGACATGGTAGCAGAGCAAGGTGCGCTGAACGTGGCGATGGGGGAGCGCGACGCGGCGCGCATGGTCGGCGCGGCGCTGACGGGGGAGCCAGTGATCCTACCCGGCTTCAACCGGCTGAACCCGGAGGCAATCACGGCTCTGCTTGGTTTCCTGTCGCCGGAAGGGGAGTTATACAAGCGGATTGGAGAACTGGCGGGCTCCACCGCCGAATACGTCACCGAGAAGATGCTTGAGGGCATCACGTTAGGCTACAACCCCAGGAAGATAGCACAGGCGTTTCAGGACAGTTACGGGCGCGGGCTGACGGATGCGCTGAGGATGGTACGCACAGCGCAATTATATAGCTACCGTGAGGCTAACCGGGCGAGTTACACGGCTAACAATGATGTGGTGAAGGGCTGGCAATGGGGAGCGACGCTGGACGGGCTAACCTGTATGTCATGCGTAGCGCAGCATGGGACGATCCACAAGTTAGATGAGCGATTAAACGATCATCATGTCGGGCGTTGTGCAATGATTCCAATAACGATCCTATTCCCACCGGCAATCAGCGAAACTGGCGAGGAGTGGTTTAGCAAGCAGCCGGAGGCGATGCAGCGTCAAATGATGGGACAAGCAAAATATCAAGCATGGATTGATGGTAAATTTTCATTTGACAAACTATCCGGGGTGCATAATGATAATGTATTTGGAAATATGCGTATTGAATTAAGTCTAAAGGCTATTACGGGAGAGGAAACCGTGAATCCGTTTTCAAAAATCAGATCAATAGACCCAAATCGAATAGAAACAATTAATCCGATTACCGACAGGGACAAATATAAAGCTTTAGTGTTAGATATGTCGAAAAGTGGTTGGCGTGGTAGGGAAATTCTAGTTATCGAGAACGAGGGATCTTATCAGGCGCTAACCGGCTCACATCGGGTGTATGCGGCTAGAGAGGCGGGTATCAACGTAAAGGCGCGGATAATAAATACCACCAGATTAACGGAAGATCAAATTAATGAGTTGATTGATGCGAGAGACGATACAGACAGACTTGCTTTATTACGCTACCTAAAAGATAGTAATGGTGTAACAAAACAAGATTACGAATTGATGAAGCGAGAAATAGAAGAAAACATAAAGGAGGCTTCTGTATCCTACAAAAAAGAGGCTGCCATATATGACAAACTTATAAAAGAGCGTGAGGCGGCGGAGGCAGCATCGCAAGCATTGGAGAAAAAGCTTGCTCAGGAAGCAGCGGAAATGAAGAAGAAAGAGCGAATGTTGAGCCAAGACATGAAGGAATATGAGGCATATTTAGAAATATTAGAGCGCAAGTATAAAAACATATACGCTGAAATGTCTGATTCGGAATTAGAACTGCTAGAGAAGCTAGAGAAAAAGGCATATAAAGGATAATTAATTTTATGCTCGCGATAACAATATTTATCAAAAGCATACAAGATTAGGAGACATTTGAGCAACCACCCACTGCTATCGGATAGGGAATTTTGGATCATCGTGCGCCGTGCGCTGCTGATGATTTGTGACGCTATCGAGAAAAAGTACATCAAGAACAGCGACATGACCACTTGCGGCGTTCAGGTTCACGTTGAATGCAATCCCCCTACCCTACCGAGCGCAGAATAGTAGTTGCAATAGAATATATATTCTGGTACAATAGTTCTAACTGAATATGTATAGCGCCCCGCGCTAAACGCCGCGCCCTATACTATCAAGCTGCCGTGAAAACGCCCGCTTGTGCTTCTGAGAGATCAGGAGCATGAGCGGGCGTTTTTTTATTTACCAACTTACAGGAGAAACAGCAATGTCAGAGGAAACTACCGAGACGGTAGAGGCGAAAGAGTCGGTGCAGGACACCGCGGACCCTACGCCACAAGAAGAGCCATTTGACGCAGAGCGGGCAAAGGCTCTGATTGACAAGCTACGTGGAGAGATCAAAGACCTCAAGCCAAAAGCAAAGATGGCTGAGGAACTTTCAGAAGCTGAGAAAAAGCGCAAAGAGGCCGAGATGACCGAACTTGACCGCTTGACGAAGCAACTGGAAGAAGCACAGGCGGAATTGAAGCGGTCTAAGCTAGAAGTACTCAAGCAAGCCGCCGCCGCGAAACACAGCCTGCCCGCTGAACTGGCAACCCGTCTGCAAGGCGAAACCGCCGAAGAATTGGACGAGGATGCTGCAAAGCTGGCAAAGCTGATACCCAAGACACCCGCCCCGCGAGTTGGCCCAACCAACCCAGGCGGCCAATCCGGGGAAACAGAAACCTACGAGGCGAAGCGCAAGCGACTCCTCGGATAACAGGAGATAGACAATGCCACAGAATAACACCTATGCTGACATCTCCAGTATTGCGCCCAACATTCAGGACGATGCAATTTTTATCGTCCGTGAAGCTGGCGTAATGCAGGGACTTGTCACGGTATTTCGTGACGCAACCGGGCTAAATCCCCGCGTTGGTTACAAGTACAACGCAGGCACGGCGCAGATCATCGGTGAAGCCGACGACCTGACCAGCCGCGCCTTCACCCCCTCCGCCGATCAAACGCTGACCCCGGCTGAAATCGGCCTCCAATTCTTCGTGACCGACAGCCGCGCTGAGAGCGACGCACCGGAGAATATCATTACCGACGCAGGCCGCGAGTTGGGCTTTGCCGCTCTCGACCTCGTTGAATCGCATTTGATTGGCGACATGGCCTCTCTGTCTGGCGGCTCCATCGGCGCATCCGGCACAGCAATCACCTGGGGATACGTCTCGGCTGCAATCGCCCAGGCGCGCTACGTCAACAAGTCAATCAGCATTCCCCTGGCTTGCGTGATCCACGGCTATCAGGCTGCGGTGCTGGCGAAGTCGGCAAGCATCGCTGGCGCTACTACCGTCTCGGCTACCGGCGTAGCCGATCAGGTCACCCGGCAAGGGCTCTCCCAGGCATTTGTATTTATGGGCGTTCCCATCTACCAGGTGTTTGGCGGGCTGAGTGGCACGGACTTTCACGGCGGCGTATTCCCACGCCTTGCCCTGGCGATTGACTGGCGGCGTGGTGTGCGTGTTGAGCCTCAGCGTGACGCTTCCCGGCGTGGTACTGAGTTCAATATGTCCGCTGTGTACGCTCACGGCGTTTGGCGGCCAGATCGCGGTATCGAGATGTACTTCGATGCCACCGCACCCACGAGCTAAGAGGAGCATAGACAATGGCTGACCAATTTGACATTCATGTTGTAACCGCCCCGGTTGTACTGACCGGCGCGACTGAAATTCCGCTGATCCACTTTGAGACCGGCGGCGGCGGGGCGACTGTTCTCTCCGCCGACTTTATCAATGCTGGGACCGCCGTCGGCGGCATGCTGGTAACGATGACTGACGCTGGCACGCCTGCAATCAACGGCACGATTGGCGCGTTTGCCGGAACGATCACCGCATCCGCGACTGTCCCCGCGCCCCTGACCATCTCCGACGCTTACGTGGCGGCTGGGGAATGGATCGGATACGACCAGACTTCCGGTACTGTACCGGCTGGCTCGTTTATCACGCTTTCCTACATCATGGGGAAGTAGCAACCTGTGAGTAACGGGGGCGGTGTACCTTATCGGTATCCTCCTTCACCGCCCCCGTTCTCGAAACCTGAAAGGAGCAGGAGTTGAGAATACTATGGCACTCGAACAGCCCCTGGGCTGCTACTGGATACGGTTGTCAGACACGGCTCTTTACCAACCGAATACGCGATTTGGGGCATGAGATAACCATGTCCGCGTTCTACGGGCTGGAAGGCGGCATCCTGGAATGGAACGGGATGCGCGTACTCCCCCGCGGCGGCGAACCCTACGGCGGAGACATTCTGCCCCGCCATTACGAAGCAACACAGTCAGATGTAGTAATCACTCTGATTGATGCGTGGGTGTATCACCCTGAGCAATGGCCGCCAGCAATGCGCTGGGTTCCGTGGTTCCCGGTGGATAGTGAACCCGCCGCCCCTCCCGTTATCCGCGCAGTGACGCAAGCCTATCAGCGTATTGTGTACTCGAAGTTTGCCGTCAAGATGATGAATGACGCAGGCATTGACGTTCACTACGTACCGCACGGGGTAGATACCAAAGTCTTTCGCCCCCTCCCCCAGGCTGCCAGCCGTGACGCGGTTCACTTCCCGCAAGATAAGTTTATCGTTGGGATTGTGGGCGCTAACAAAGGATCGCCGCCCCGTAAGGCATGGCCTGAGATGCTTACCGCCTTCGCTGAGTTTCACCGCAAGCATAAAGATACCGTGCTTTACTTACACACCAATCCGACACAGAGCAACGGCGGCGTAAACCTGTTCGAGTTCATTGACCAGGTAGGGTTGAAAGCTGGAACGGACGTTCTAATCAGCGACCCCTATATGGCGACCATGATTGGCGGGGTAGGCGATGGACAGATGGCGACGCTATACAGCGCCCTTGACGTTCACCTGCTGGCCTCAAGCGGTGAGGGGTTTGGAATCCCGATTGTAGAGGCGCAGGCGTGCGGCTGCCCGGTGATTGTGGGCGACTGGACAAGTATGCCTGAGTTGTGTTTCAGCGGGTGGAAGATACCGAAATCAGAGGCACACCCGTTCTATCTCCCGCTTGGGACATATCAGTTTTACCCACGTGTGGGCGCTATCGTTGACGCATTAGAAGCCGCCTACCGGATGAAGGGTAACGAGGACTATCGGGAACGGGCGCGCAAGGGGGCGCTGGCCTATGACGCGGACAAGGTGACTGAGAAATACTGGAAGCCCGTCTTAGAGAAGATCGCCGCCAAGATCGAAGGGACGCACACCGCCCCGGCTCCGGCGCATACGCATAGCTGGTTACTAACTGGACTGTTCAATCCAGATGGCAGTATCAGTATGCCTTGTGTTGCGTGCGGGGCTGAATTGATCGAACATCGCAGCGGAAACCAGAAGGTAGTAGAAGGCGGGTTTGCCAATAAGACCGGGCTAACCTTCACAGAACCGGACGGGATAGAGTGGATCATCTTGCGTGAGATCGAGCGTGATTATCACCTGGATAACCTGGAGCTTGACGAAAACTCCCGCGTTCTGGACATCGGCGCGCATGTCGGGATCGTGAGCATGTATCTTGCGAAAACCTACGGGTGCAAGGTGCAAGCCTACGAACCGAACCCAAACAACTACAAGCGGCTGGTTGCCAACCTGAAAGCAAACGGGCTTGACCGGCTGGTGACGGCGCATAACTTAGCGGTAACGGGTGACGGGCGCGACGTGGTTATCAGCGAAGCGAACCCAGGCGGTAACAGCGGCGGCCACACCATCTACGGCACGAATGGCGTGACGGTTGGCTCCACTACGCTCAAAGCGATGTTAGACGGCGCGCCGGTTGACTTACTCAAGATTGACTGTGAAGGCGCGGAGTTCGAGATATTGGCAGACGTTGAAAGCCTGAAACAGGTCAAGGCAATCCGCGGCGAGTTTCACGCCGTCAATGGGGATGTGGACGCATTAGCGCAAGCTGTCAAAGCGATTGTACCGGATACACTGGTATCGTTTCAGGGGTGGGCAAGATGATAACCATTATCACCCCCTGGCTCAACCATCCCGAATTGATAACCACCTACGAGGCAGCGGTACAGGGCGCGCAAGTCATTATCGTTGACAACGGCAGCGACGAAGCGAGCGCGAAGGCCATCCGCGAAATGGTAGAACGCTTGAAGGGTATCTACATCCGAAATGCCGCTAACAAGGGGTATGCCGCGGCCAATAACCAGGGCTTAGAGGCGGCGACGGGGGAAGTCACCATCTTTCTCAATAACGATATAACCGCCTCCCCTGGCTGGTTGATCGGCATACCAGAGCTACCCGCGGGCGCATTGTACGGTACTTCGTTCATCATCCGCTATGTTGACGGCGTTTGCATACCCTACCTTGAAGGCTGGTGTCTTATCGGACACACAAGCGACTTTCGCAAGATCGGCGGCTGGGCGCAAGATTGGGATGGATTGTATTGGGAAGATAACGAACTGTGCTGGCGGGCGACGCGGGCAGGTTTGAGTTTGCGCCCTATCGGGATACCTATTCAGCACATGAATAACTACACATCAAAGGACACCCCCGGCGCGTATGACCGGAGCGATGCAAACCGTGAGCGTTTTTATGAGATTGTGAGGCGTGACCGTGCGAATAGTAACCGGGTGTAATGAGCCCTACTTCCAGCGCATGACCCCATACCTGAACAGCCTGCGCCGATTTGCAGACTTCCCGGTGACGTTTGTTGGCGTGGAGTTCACCCCGCCCGACCTGGGCGATATTGAGACTATCAGCATGACGGCAGAACAGAACTACGGCGCGCCGCCACAAACGAAGTGTATCCAGCATGGGTCATTCGCCAGTCTCATTCCGGGCGACGATAGCGAAGTGTTGATCTACACAGACGGCGACTTTGTCATGCAGCGCCAGTTGAGAGACGATGAGCGCAAGCTATTACAGCTCGAAGATTACGCAGCGGTCACAAGCTGGAACGGCGGCGAGCATGAGACGCTTGAGATAGAGGCCGGACGGCTGGGGATGCGAACCAGCATGGACGACCTGATAGCCGCTTATGGCAGGTGCATCAAGCTACGCAAGATTTACAACATCGGCTTCCTGGCAATGACACGGGTAAGCTGGATCGAGTTACACAAGGCTTATCTGCGCGAGTGGGAGCGGGTTGGGCGCTACTTCTCGCACATGGCACGGCAACAATGGCTTGTTAGTTACCTGCTGAAACAGTTGGATTATGACATCAAGATTGCCCCTTGGAGCCTGCACGCGCACGGGCATTTCGGATTAAAGCCTGGAATGACGCGCGGCGCGGATGGACAGATATATCACAACGGGAGGCTGGCGGCGTTTCGCCACTACTTGTAATGTTTGATTATCTTGTGGTTGGGGCTGGATTATACGGAGCGACGGCGGCGCGCATCCTTGCGGACATGGGGCGCAAGGTGCTGATTATCGAGAAGCGCAATCGCGTTGCCGGAAACTGCTATGACGTGGTTTTGAATGGGGTTTTAGTCGGAGAGCATGGCGGGCATATCTTTCACACAAACGCCCTGCATATCTGGAAATTTGTCAACAAGTATGCTGAATGGAAGCCTTACGAACACCGCGTAAAAGCCAATGCAGGCGGGATTGTGTACAGTTTCCCACCCAACCGATTGACGGCGCAGCAGTTGGGTATCAGTCTGCATGACGACGACGCAGAGCAGGTGTTACGGCGCAAGTTCTTCATAGGCTATTCCGAGAAGCAATGGGGCCGCCCCTACCATGAGATACCCGCCTCGATCATCAAGCGCATACCGATACGGGATAGTTATGATGACAGGTATTTCGCAGATCGTTATCAGGGCGTGCCAGTCAACGGCTACACAGAGTTTATCGAAACCATGCTGGACGGGCTACCCGTCGAGATGAACACCGATTACCTGAAAGACCGCCACTATTGGGATCGCAAAGCAAGACAGGTGATCTACACGGGCGCATTAGATCAACTGTTCGATTATTCGCTAGGAAAGCTTGAATATCGCAGCCTGACGCACGTCACGCGGATTATGGCGCATGACACAGTTGGAGCAGCGACCATGAATTACTGTGATAAGGATGTGCCTTACACCCGGATTATGTCATGGCGACACATTGGTTATCAGGACGGGGAGGCGTGGCCGATAACGTGGGAATATCCGGCGGATGAGGGTGAACCCTACTACCCAATCCCGACGGTTAGCAACCTGGAATTGCACAGGGAATATGAGGCGTTACTGCGTTACCAGTCGCCCTATGTACACGCGGGCGGGCGGTTGGGAATGTACCAATATTTGAATATGGATCAAGCGATTGGCGCGGCCATGACGCTTGTTAGTAAGTTATTGAAGGAGTAGAAACAATGGCAAAATATACACAAGTTGGCGGCGAGATGGTTCCGTATCGCTCCACGCATTTAGGCGGTACAGCCTGTGCATGTGGCACAGCGTCCACGGCGGTAAATGTTCCATCGGGAGCAAACAGCGCATTCATCCATGCCGCTGGTGGGGTAGTTTACTGGAACGTAACCGGGGATAGCGCCGGAACAACCAGCGCCGGATACGTTGCTAAAGACCAGGTTGGCTACATTCCCCCGATTGACAATATGGGAACGGTGTTTTACGTGGCTGGTGAAGCGGCAACTGTGGCGCACATAGAGTTTTACCAGGACTAACCCGGAAGGGGTGAATTATGGCGCGTTCAACGATGGCGACTATGATCGCCAATTTGCGGGGGCTGGCGCAGGCTGGAACGGCAGATTATGCCGTTGGTACTGTGAATTATTGGAGCGATGACCAACTCCAAGATAAGCTGGATGCACACCGCCAGGACATTTACCGCGCCCCAATGCAGCCTATCCAGGTTTACAAGGGCGGGGCGGTTGAATATCACGACTACCACAGCGGATATATCAACCTTGAGACAACCAGCGGAGGAACGGCTATCTTCTATGTCGAGGACGCGGCAGGATCAGCAGTTGGAACGGCGCTTTACACGCCGGATTACAACCGGGGTGTGGTAACGTTCACCGCCGACACGGGCGGCAGCGCCTATTATCTTTACGGACGGTCTTATGACCTGAACGCCGCCGCAGCGGACGTGTGGCGCACGAAGGCCGGACAGTATGCAACCGCCGTGAATTTCAGCACCGATAACCACCGCATTGACCGGGGCGAGATTATCAAGAACTGTTTGCAGATGGCCGGGTATTACAGCCAACAGGCAGGGGCTTCCAATGTGGTGATCTTGCGAGGCGACAATGCTAACTGATGCCGAATTGGAAAGCATCCGGGCGGCGATTGAAGAATTGCTACCGGATATCTGCGACATCTTGAGCGTGACGCACACAAGCGACGGTCAGGGCGGCTGGACCGAAGCCTGGGGAACTGCTACCGCCTCCGCGCCGTGCAGGTTGGACACAGCGCGACCAGGGACAGAGGCGGTATTCGGGGCAAGCGTGCAGCCGTTTCAGGGATACGTGCTTACCCTGGCGCATGATGAGACGATTGTCACGGGCAACCGGGTAGCTTGCAACGGGCAGACGTTCAACGTGGTCAGCGTTGATCTTGCGAAGTCGTGGGACGGATCGCGGCGGGCGTATTTGGAGCGGATATGACAAAGCTAGATACCCGTGTTCTGGATGCGATAGCTAGGGGTCTGGACAAGAACAGCGACCAGGTGCTTGCGTCGGTGGCGTTCCAAGTGGAAGCGGAGGCGAAGGTAAGGGCTCCCGTAGATACCGGGGCATTAAAGAACAGCATTCACACCGAAAAGAAGAAGCAAGGACTTTATTGGGTTGCTGATGCGGTTGTGTACGGTATTTATCAGGAATTGGGAACGCACAAGATGAGCGCGCATCCGTTCATGGTTCCAGCGGTTGAGCGGGTACAACAATACCTCGCAGACCTTTATAAGAGGCTATTTCCATGAGCATCTACAACGCCCTGAACACGGCGATTTATTCTACTTTATCTGGAGGCACGGCGCTTATCAACGCCCTGGGTGGCACGGCTATCTACTACCAGCAAGCGCCAGACGGGGCTGCATTGCCCTACGTGGTTTGGAGCTATCCGGCGGGCGGGGACGATAACCTGACTTCTAGCAGGATGAAATCTATGCTTGCCTATGTGCGCGGTTACGCCGCAAGCGCGGCGCAGGCTGGAACGATTGACGCTTACTGTGATGCCCTGCTACACGGCAAGGCTTTGACGGTCACGGGCTGGAAGAACTTTTGGAGCGCCCGCGAAGAAGATATTGCATTGGTTGAAAACCTACCCGATAAAACGCAAGTGCATAGCGCGGGTGGGTATTATCGTTTTCGTTTGACTTAGGAGATTAATAATGGCAGACAATGAATATGCAGGATCAGCTTGTTACGTTTCGTGGGTGTGGGGATCGGGAACAATCTCTCTATACACCGATGCGCGCAATTTCACCTACACCCCTTCGATTGACTTCATTGACGCAACCGCCGGGGCTGATACCGCCCGCCGCCGCATTAACAGCTTCAAAGATGGGCAGGCTACTCTTTCGGCTTTGGCGCAGTCAGACGGCACGGCGTTTGTCGCTGCTTGCGCTGAAGGCGTGAGCGGTACGCTCACCTGGGGGCTGGCAGGCACGGCTTCAAACAAGCCAAAGTCGTCCGCGCCTTTTATCAGTATGGGCGTGACTCAGACCGCACCTTACTCGGACGTAGTGACCTATGACGTTACATGGCAGCAAAACGGAGCCAGAACGGACGACAAATGGACGTAACCCTATCTGACGGGCGGGCGCTGAAGGTTGACCTGACGAAGATCAGCATCAAGGAGTATCGCCGCTTGTTCGCGGAAAGCACGACACCCGACGAGGAAGATGAGCTGCTCGCGCCGTGTTTCGGGCTGACGGTTGAGGAATGGCAATCGCTCTCCTACCCGGATTACAAGGCGGCGACGAAGGCATTTTTCGAGGCGGCGCGTAATCCGTTAGCTGACCCAAACTGAGTAAGCGCGTCTACTTCCACTTGACACAGCACCAGCCCGTTCCGCAGGAATTGATACGATGGACGCTTGCGGAGCGTTTCGGCTGGACGCTGGCAGAGGTGGACGCGCTGAGTTTGGCTGATTTGGAGGAGTTCTTCCAGATCGAGGATGGGCGCGCTAAGGTGAATACACCAAAGGTAAAGGTGGCGTAATGGCAACGAAGGTCGCGAGCTTATACGCGGAGATCGGCAGCGATACCACGAAGCTAGAGGCTGGTATCAAGAAATCCAAGTCTCTGCTTACCAGTCTAAAAGGCTCAACCGACAAGATGGTGCAGCCGCTAAACGACGCGGGCAGTATCCTGATGAATTTAGGAAAGATGGCTGCCCCTGCCATTGCCGCGGGCCATGCGCTCAAGAAAGCATTTGATTGGGGCGCGGAAGGCACGCAACTCGAATATGCCGCAGATAAGTTTGACCGCCTTACCGCGTCCATCGGGGGGACAAGTGACGCGCTGCTTGTGGATCTTCGCAAGGCGACCAAGGGTACGCTATCCGATGCAAAACTTATGGCTGGCGCTGGCGACCTCATGGCGCTAGGGCTTGCAAATAGTTACGACGAGGTTGTGCGCCTGAGTAAAGTGGTCGGCGGGCTTGGGATGGATATGAACCAGCTCGTTTTGACGTTGACCAACCAGACGACCATGCGCTTTGATGCCCTGGGCGTTTCTGTTGATGGCTTCGACGCGAAGGTTGCCAAATTGAAGGCAACCGGCATGAGTGCCAATGATGCGTTCAAGGAGGCATTCCTACAGCAGGCCGAGGAACAGCTTGCAAAGGTTGGGGATAAAGCGGATACGGGTGCTGGTTCGATTGCACGGATGGAAGCCAGCGTTGAAAATTTGGCTAATTCGCTAAAAATGAAATTAGCTCCCGCAGCAGTTACATTTGCCGATGTAATGACGCGGAACATCGAAATTACTCGGATACTCAATGAAGCCGAGGACGCTGGATTAATTACAAGCCTAGAGCGTACGCGGGCGGGTAGCTTCCTGTTTGGCAGTGAAGAAGCAAACATGAAGCAGGTTGAGGAAATAGCAAAGAAACTTGAAGGCTACAATAAAATGCTGGCAGATGCAGCCATGCGTAGCCGTAGCGCCGGACGTTCTACCGACGAACATAGAGCCGCCGTCACCACACTTGACGCAACCCTGCAAAGCGCAAACCGCGACCTTGCAGAGCAAAAGGCAGCATTCGACGGCGTTATATCGCCAGCACAGGCAGCGGAAAATAAAATCCGCGCAGTATCAGCCGCCGAAGCCGAAGCCTACCGCAATGCCCGCAACTGGAAGTCAGGTTTAGGTGAGACTGTCAGCCTGCTTGACCGCCTGAATACAATGGACCTGAACTTTGGCGACAAAATCAAGGCCGAGCTTGACCAGATGGCCTGGGATGCGGCGGGCGGTGATGTGATCCAACAGGCGGGAGGAAGAATCAATAAAGCGTTAGAAGCTGGCAAGATAACTCCCGCCCAGGCTGAGGAAATGCTAAAAGAATTAGCGATCGCATCCGACACCCTTGCTGCGAATATCAACAAAACGGATTTCAATACATTAGCCCAGGCCCTAGTGGACGATCTGCACATTCCGCTAGATGAGGCAAAGACAAAGGCGCAAGAAGCGATTGATGCAATCAAAGCCGGGGCGCTTGAGAAGTACATTTACACTATCGAAATCCGCTATAACGATGGTGGGTATCATCCAGCATGGGAAGGTAAACAGACGCAAGGCATAACTGTATCTCCTGGTGATGGTAGTGGCAGGGGCAATCAAGGCACACCAAAGGCATCTGGCGGCGCGGTGAATATTGGCACAAGTTATATGGTAGGTGAGCGCGGGCCGGAGATGTTTACCCCTGGTGCAAGTGGCTACATCACCCCAAACCACGCACTAGGTGGCGGCGATACCTACGTAACGAACAACATCTACCAGCTACCCGGCGAGGACGGAGCATCCCTGGCCGCCAGAGTGGTCGCCATGCAAGCACGCGCCAACCGCCGCGGCGCGGCTGGATTAGGATACGCAGGAGCATAACACATGACTTATGGCGCACGGTTCACCCACGGATCACGCAGCTTTGACCTGAACAGCGCAGAATTTACCCTGTTCCGCGATTTCAGCTTTCCGGCGGCGGACGAAGCCCTGAATATCGGCACGGGGACAAGCGGCAACCGCTCCGGCGGCAAGGTAGTCAGTAAGCGCCCGCAAGATCGCTGGTGGGCGTGGAGCGTGCGTATCCTGGGAACATCGAAGGCGCAGACACACATGGCAGCGCGGCGATTGTCCGCGTGGCTCAACCAGGCGCTTGAGGACAAATCCAGCAAAGTGTATTTCGAATATCGGGTGAACGCAGATATACCAGAGCCGATTTGGGGGCAGCACGGCGCGGCGTATAGGTGGGAAGTCAAAGCGGCAATTGTGGATCTGGACGGAAGTTATTACGTTGCTGATGTTCCATCGAAGGCGCTCATCCTCCCCATCTCGCTCCTGGTTGCGCCATACGCCCTGGGGAAGCGGCAGCTATTAGCGCAGGCGAAGGGCGGTATCATCGAGGATAGCATAGGCACGGCGGACGGCTCAATCCGCGGCACGATCATCGCCAACGCCACAACCAACAAAATGACCAATCCCGTATTTGGACACGCCACGCCGCTGAACGACTGGACGGCGGGAGCAGACCTCGTAGCGGTTGCGAACACAGATGCTAACTACGTGCTGTGGGGGACGAATAGCGCCAGAGTAACGCGGGTAAGCGGCGGAGCTACCCGCGTTTTCTTCCAATCCATTGCCGCCGGGAATACTAATGCACACACCTTGCAGGCATACGTCAAAAAGATAGACGGCTCTGCGGTGACGTCCAGCGACCTGACATTGTATTACAACGCCAGCCTAACCACCACCTATACCGCGATGGGTAACGGCTGGTACAGGCTGACTGCCGCCGTTACGGGCATCGCCGCGGCAACAATAACCGGGGTTGCGTTAGTCGCAACAAATACACCCATGTTTGTTGCGGGCGTGCAACTCGCAGAGCAAGCTGATATATCGCCCATGACAACCGGCGACATGCTTGGATGTTCGTGGAGCGGCACGGCGCACGCCAGCACGAGCGTCAGGGCAGTTGGGTATATCCGCATTCCCACCGCCGGAATACTCAGCGCGGGCGGCGGCTCGATTTGTGTGGCGCTGAAACATAGATTGGCATATAACAGGACTAACTCCGGTGCTTGTTTTGACGACGGCTTTCTTTATGCAACTTATAACTCAGCCAATGACGACTGGCGTCTCACAGATGGTACAAACACCGTCGAAGGCGCGGCGCAAACGTTTGTGAGCGGGGATATTGATATTCTGCATTTCGTGTGGGGGCCTGGGCGGTTGGAGATTTATCTCAACGGCGCAAGCTACGCGGCAGGCACGACCATAACCCCGTGGACGCCAGGAGAATACCTGTATATCGGCTCAAGCGATACGCCCGGAACGCACTCAAACGCCACTTTCCACGACTTCACTATCTGGAATAGCGCGCTTACCGCCGCCCAGGTTGCCGCCGATTATGCGGACATCAGCGCCCATGTGCGCGGCGGCGACGGGTACGGGCAGCGGCTATCAGCTATCCCGTGGCTCTGGACGAAGGACGGGGATAACCAGGTTGATAATTGCACGCAAGGCACTACATACAATCATTATGCAATTGCGGGCGGTATCCCTGGAACGACTGAGGCGGAGACGGAGATTACGGGCGTGCCAGATGGCGCTGCGCCAACGAATTTATATACGATTAACCTAAGTAATTTGGCTACGATTAGTTTTGTTGATCCTACAAAAGATACTGTATCTACTCTTTATAGAGACCTGTCTGGCACAGCGGATGCAGACGCAAGCGGTGGGTCTGCCCTGACTGTTTCAGTTACTACTTCTGGAACTGCGGTAAACGGAGCAACTATTTGGGGAATTGATAATTATCCAAATGGCGTTCCAGAATTGGCTAATTCCGATTATTGCATTATCGCGCGGATAAAAGATTCAACAACTGGCTATCTAAGGATTGCTCCCTATGTTTTGAGTGACGTAACTTATATTCTTGGCAATTACTCACCAGCACTAGCTACCACAACCGCATACAAATTATATAGATCGAGTTTTATCAATGCGGGTATTTCTATTGACGAGATCATTAAAAGCTACGGGCTTCCATCAATCCTGACACAACCGAATATCTACAGAAATACAGGAACAGCAAATATGTATGTTGATTACATATGCGCTATGCCAAGACCTTTTTGCTCATTAACATTGGCTATGACCGAATCTGTTTTCGCTATCAAAAGCGGAAAACCAATTTATAGGATTAGTAAATATTCTGGTGATCCCATTGATTTTTCTCCCAATAAATATAATCTGTTGCAGGCGCTAATGGGAGATCAGACTTACGAGCCTGGAATTGCTTATACTCTCACCTACACAATCTATGTCACCCCGCGCTATATGATACTCTAATGGCATACA